TTTTTTCATAATTAAAATGCGGGTTTATTGTTATCTGCCCTAGGGTATTCTATCTTACGCACGTCTTGTGGCACAAGTGCTTTCACCTCTTCAACACCAGAGTCACAACTTATGTCGAACCTTTCTAGGAACTGCCAGAATGAATAGAGAGGGTACTTGTCCCTCCATCGGTTGTTCCATGTCTTGTAGAGTTCTGGGTTGGGAACAGGTATACCATTCTCTACGAAGTACTCCACTATCTTGGCTACGAACTCTCCACGGAACTGATCTCTTGAAAGTTTAGCGGTAGACAGTGCAACCTTCACAGGATTTCCATGAAGGTCATTTATGACAGTAGAGTTAAATTCAATCTTGAATATCTCACGTGCAACCTCCACCTCATTCTTGTTATGAGGATCACCCTTCATCCATGCGACATAAGAGGGGCATAGAGCTCCCTCAAAGTATCCACGGGCTTCTTTGGTGATCTTCTCTCGTGGCTCTACCGTACCGAATTTACCCACGTTCTTTTTCATCCAGTCCATATACCTAGCACGGTTATAATCCGTACCAAACGACATTGCTGGGTGACCGTCTTTAATTATTACTTGGAAGTGAAATTTCATTTTTCGTCTTTAACCTCTTCTGTTTCAATGTTTATCACTACATCCTTAGAAAACACTCCAACCCTAATATCTATCTCATACAAGTCGAAATACTCCCCGATCTTTTGAACAAATCCGTCACCGTTATTATCTGTGGCGTATAGGATATATTTAGTCATGGCGTTATTACTATTTCTGCTACTGGATATTTAGGGTCCACTCCCGATGCTCGAAGCAAGACCTGCGGTACTACTTGCCAGCTATCATCAGCGAGTATTCCCACATCAACAAGTAAGTCCATTATGGACTCTGCCTTATTGGTGAGATCACAAGCTCTCTTATCGGGCATCGTGAAGATGATCTCGACCATGCTCACCCTTTTAAAGGGCATTTCACAACCATCAGCCTTTTCCCATTTACCTATCCTAAGGGATTGCTCCTTGTGCCACTCTTGGTAGGCCTTAGAGGGCAAGACCCTAGGGAACCGTCCTCTACAGACGATTACCTTGCTGTTCTTTTTACTGGGTATACGGCCTTCGATGATTATGTGCATATTATTGGCCTATATCAATCCAATGGTTCAACTCATCATTGTCTACCATCTTGAGTGTATCAGTAATCCTATCCTCATTGAGCCACTGTCTCATGAGGCCTATGTTTGACTTCACCCTACGTCTTTCGACACGCAAGGTAGATTTACCACCCATCCAAGCTCCTGCAAGGAACGCTATAATTAAGATGATGAATATCATTTGAGTAATTCATTAAAGAAACTCTCTGCGTCCTTTCCCTCTGCGATGTGGTGAATAAACTCAATCCAAACTTCTACATAGGGCTTTTCTCGTCCGTTCGGATACTTCCACCCCTCTGCCTTACCGATGGCGACCCAGAAAGCGGGGTCGAGGAGAACATCTGCCACATTTGCATAGTCGTTATCTATGGGCTTACCTTTTTTATCTTCAATCTGATATTTTATCGTAATCCCACCATCTATAAGAGCAACGAAATACTTGCCGTCTTTTGGAATGTGTTGGTTTTTAAGTCTCCACCCTCCCTCTATAGCTTTTTTGATTGCTTTTTCCATGTTAGATGAATGGTGGAATGTCATCCTCATCCACTGACTCATCAGTATCTATCGGATAGCCACCTTCAAAGAGCTTCTCTAGTTTCACCTCGGTCTCTTCAAGAGCCTTCTTCACTTCGGCTGTGATGGCCTTAGGAGGGGAGCTGATGGTCTGATAGGTAGTCTTGTCTCCAACCTTTTCCTTGTTGATAGTGATGTCGTAACCTTTTAGGTCACCCCACTCCTCACTGTCCTCAAGCTCTTTGAGTACCTTCATGATGGTCTTTTGGGTTATTTCAAGTACCTGTATCTTCTTCTCCTCGTAGTTCCATACCACCATAGCCCAGAAGTAGTTGATATTGGGCATACCGTTCTGGTTGAGGTCTACGTCTTCTGGCTTGATCTTACAGACATTGCCTGCGTGTCGAAAGGGCTTCTTGTTCTTCCATCCTTCCCACCCCACAACAACATCAGAGAGCACTCTGTACTTGTTCTTGCCTAGCTCAAACTTTGCGAACTGTCCCGATGATTTTGGGATTTCTGTGTCTTTTGGTATAGCCATAATATTTAGGGTTTAATTTTTAATGTCTCTTCCATCTGCTCCTTTACCATCTGCAAGCCTCGCTTTACACCTGCCGAGAAAAATCCTAGACAAAGACTGTCAACTTCTTCTCGGGCAAAAATATCATCAAGTACTTTTACGACTCCTTTGGGTGCACCATTCTTCTTAAGAAAATCGTATAACCCTTGTTTCTCTTCCTCGTACATCTTGGTATTTTCCTTCTCCAGCTCTTCTATGGTTTGTTTGGCAAAGTTCATATTATTTGTTTCGCTTCTTACGTGCGTCAGCGTGCTTCTGCACCATAGCCTTTGCACACTTGAGCTTCTGTTCCGCCGTCTCTATGAGACAAGCCGAGGCATACTTGGCCTGTGCCTCCTCGTCGATAATCATTGATACAAGCTGCTTAGGGGAAATCTTCATTGCCATTGCAAGTGCTAAGATCATGCTACGCATTACTTTTGTGTTGTCGTCCATATATTTGTTGAAATTAAATAATTTATAAATACTACGGTTTAGCGATGAACTCATCGAATAACGTATCGAGGTCTTCATCACTCATGTGAAACGGGTCTGCCATCCTCACACTCTGATTTGCAGGGACACCTTTCTCTACCCGTAACCATTCGAGAAAGTTGAATATTGTTTGACCCTTCCTCCATCTGCTTGGTGTTTGTATGTTCATCGTGAGTTTCTTATTATTCTATAGAGGGTCACAATTACAACTGAACAAGCCACGAACCATGTAAGGGTTGCAATACCCCAGATTATGATATGTCCCGTAAGAAGATACTGGGAGATGTTTGCAATCACCATCACAGCCCACGCACTCCAGACCAGTTTGAATGTAGGTTTGAACATTAGCTTTGTGCTTTATCCTGTTTCACTAACCTCTGTGCCTCGACCTTTACCTCCTCGTCAGCCTCATCCTTCCTGTCCTTCACGTATTTGACTGCGTCATCGACCATATCTTGGAGGTCACGAAATGGTGAGTTGCCGTCAGCAATAAAGAAGGAACGATCTATGAGAGGCTGGTCACTGTCATCGAGAATAAATATTTGTAGTTTCATATTAGTTATTTTAAAAATACAAGCCTTAGTGCCATCTGTACCAGTAGCAATACCCAACCAATGATATTTAACACACCCCACACTGGGGTTCCCAAAAAGAACAGTGATGTGATGAACAGTGTTAATGCTATTACACACAGAGACATACAGAACATCCAGATTGGTTTCATATTAGTTGTAAAAATAGGCTAGTAGTCCGTACATAATAATAGCTCCCAAAAGACTACCGATGATGTGTGCTCCTATTGGATATCTCTCTCGCTCTTCGTTTCGCTTGTCCAAATAACCTTTGATGTTTGATTTCATATAAATGTAGAGTGTCTTATGTGTTTGCTCTATACCTATATATTATCATACGCAAGATAGAATGCAAGCTCACTTATCCCCACCTGTGAATAACTATTTTGTTCAAAACATACTGGCAGTTGAGTTCGTCTGTTGAATTAAGACGGTCTTTATCTTGATAACCTCTTCATCGTACAACGTACAAATGTCTCCTGGTTTCCACTGAAATACTTGCTTCTCATTTCCATCTTGCATGATCACAGGCTTTCCGAAATTCAAGGCTCGGACTTTCAGCTTTTTTTCTGCTCCATTCTTTTCCTCCCAATGCGTTTGCACCGTATGGTCGATGTCATACACGCTCCCTTCCAAGCCGACTAGACAATTGTACCATTGGGGCAATCTTCGCTTCACCACTTTAATTGTATCTCCTTTTTGCATTATAGCTTCGGCTTTACATGGTACCAAAAGCACGCCGTAAAATTCTTGGCCTCCTTACACTTCTTATAAAAGAAATACAGCTCTGAAAGAGGGAAGACCATCCTCTGATGACTGTCCTTAATTGAAAGTAGGTATGACACATACCCAATAGTCAGAGGTTTGTATGCCTTACCCCTCTCCGCATTGAGCCTCTCCGTAAAAGCTACAATCAAATCACCTCTCTCTGTTCTCCTGGATTTAGTAGGTTGTACAATTCTTATATTATTAAATAGGTCTTTGATATCCTTCATGATTATGACTTTGAGTTATGAAGACAGCCCCCCTCCCCCACTATACTATTCTGTATCAGTGGAGAAAGAAAGCATACTTCGATCCGCTTATGACTTTCGAGTGAGCCAATTTCAGCATGGTCGCCAGTACTAGGAGATACTATTTAAGACACATCTCCATTCGCCCCCGTGTCTATCCAACAGAAAAACCGCAATCTCTTACGAGACTACGGTCTTAATGCTGCTGCTCAAGGCAAGAATGGGAGTGCAAACATTTGTACCCTCAATCTTGACCCCTATTTTGTATAGGCTTACCATGAGCATGGCGTAATAATATACGAAACTGTTACGGAAGTCAACTATCATTTGTCCCCACGTTGTCCACTCCTATTCCTAGCCCCACGCTCGAACCTCATGGTCACATCTTTATCGGTTATTTGGTGTGTAGAATAATCAGTGTATTTACTGTACTGTGCTTCTTCGGCCAACCTCATGTGAGAGGCCTCCCGTCTTATTTCTTCATACTCCTGCCTTACCTTCTCCAAGAGAGTCATAGTCCTTGTATGATCCCATGTAAATGCTACAATATCAATAACTTATGGAAATAAAACCCTATTATAAGAACGCAAAAAAGCACCCACTGAAACAGATAGAACAAATAGCAGCGTCCATTAAAGAGTTTGGTTTCAATCAGCCCATCGTTGTAGACAAGAATGGAGTAATCATAGTAGGTCACGGACGTTACGAAGCAGCACAACTTCTCGGCATGGACTCACAAGATATTCCTGTTGTTACGGTAGACCTTACGGAAGAGCAAGCGAACGCCTATCGTTTGGCCGACAACAAGCTCAACGAGTCGGATTGGGACATGAAGCTCGTAGTAGAGGAGTTGAAATCACTATCGCTACCCATGCTCGACCTCACGGGCTTTGACCGAGACCTTATCCTATCGCCCGAAGAGAAGGACGACGAAGTACCTGCTATACCTGAAACACCTCGTAGCAAAGTAGGGGATATATACGAATTAGGCCAACATAGGGTACTTTGTGGTGATTCTACGCAACAGGAGGCAGTTGTGATGCTTATGGATGGAAAGAAAGCGGACATGGTGTTCACTGACCCCCCTTATAATATTAGTTTTGGAGGGAGTATGTCTAATACAACAAAGGATGGAAAAATGATTAAGCATAAAGGTGCAAATCAGAGGCATGATGAAATAAAAAACGACTCTATGAATGAGATAGAGTTTAGTGGTTTTATAAAGACAATGTTGACGACTATTAAAATGTATTGTGATGGAGCTTACTATATAAGCTTTGGAAGTCAGACATTGAATCAATTGCTTCAACCCATGAAAGAGTTGGACATTGAATACAAATCAATAATTATATGGATGAAGAATCAGGCAACTCTCTCGGGGAAGGATTATAAGGGGAGATATGAACCTATAATATATGGTCGATTTAATGATAACTTCTTTGGAGTGAGGTTCAAACAAGAAGATATATGGGAGGTACAGAGGACACTGAAGAATGATTTGCATCCAACGATGAAACCCATTCCCTTGATAGAGAAGGCGTTGATAAACAGTAGTGAAAGGGGGATGAAAATTCTTGACCTCTTCCTAGGCTCTGGCTCTACCCTTATAGCTGCCGAGAAGACGGGTCGCAAGTGCTACGGTATGGAGCTAGACCCTAAATATGTAGATGTTATAGTGCAACGATATGTGGACTATGTACAGAATCCCGTGGTAAAGTTGAATGGTAATATAATCATATGGAACAAGACAAAACCAAACACCCAGGTGGTAGACCCACAGTAATGACACCTGAAGTTATAAGTAAACTTGAAGAGGTCTTTGCTATTGGTGGAAGTGACAAAGAAGCTTGCTTTTACGCCGACATTTCTCATCAAGCCTTATATGACTACCAGAATAAGCACCCTGAGTTTACTGAGCGTAAGGAGGCTTTGAAGGAACGACCTATACTTCTAGCACGACAAACAGTAGTAAAGAAGATAGGGGAGAGCTACCAAAACGCTATAGACTACCTAAAGCGTAAGAAGCGTTCAGAGTTTGGTGACAACACTGACATAACGTCAGGTGGTGAAAAGCTACCCACTCCTATAATGCCTCTATCAAATGCTATACCAACAGACGACAGCAACAAAGAAGATAACCCAGCTATCTAAGCGTATTAGGATTGTCCAGGGTGGTACCTCTGCCTCCAAGACAATATCTATTTTGCTGTACCTTATTGCTATGGCACAGAGCGACACAAGCCCTACGGTTACCTCTATAGTATCCGAGTCTATACCTCACTTGAAGCGTGGAGCTATTCGTGACTTTAAGAACATACTATCTGGTCATGGCTATTGGAATGATAAGAACTGGAATGTGCAAGACTCAACCTACACCTTTGAGACTGGTAGCAAGATAGAGTTCTTCTCAACAGATAATGGTGACAAGCTTCGAGGTGCAAGGCGTGACCGTACGTTTATGAATGAGGCTAACAACTGTACCTTCGACGCCTTTGAGCAACTAGAGGTTCGTACCAATGAGTTCATAATCATCGACTACAACCCCACGGTAGAGTTCTGGGCTATGACCGAGGTGATGAATAAGCGTGATGACGTTGAGTTTATTATCCTCACCTACCTCGATAATGAAGCATGTCCTCCTGCCATCGTAGCTTCCATTGAACAGCGTAGAGACCGTAAGGGTTGGTGGCAAGTGTATGGTCTAGGTCAGCTTGGTGAAGTTGAGGGAAAGATATACAAGGACTGGCAGATCATCGACGATATACCTCATGAGGCACGCCTAGAGCGTCGTGGTGGTGACTATGGCTACACCAACGACCCTACAGCCATTGTGGATGTGTATAAGTACAACAACGGGTACATCTTGGATGAAGTGTGCTACCAAAAAGGCCTATCGAATAAGCAGATAGCCGATATTGTCCTTAACCAACCAGACCCACAAATACCTATTGTCTTTGATAGTGCAGAGCCTAAGTCCAACGATGAGCTTATCCTCTACGGTGTTAACCTGCTTGCAGCCAATAAGGGGCAGGGAAGTGTGCTACAAGGCATACAGTACGTCCAACACCAACGTATCTCTGTGACCAAGAGGTCGGTGAACATCATAAAGGAGTATAGAAACTACCTATGGAAGGTGGATAAGAACACAGGCAAGATACTCAATGAGCCAGAGCATGCCTTCTCCCACTCAATGGACGCTATTAGGTACGCAATGGAGAGCAACAAGCCCTTTTCTTTCCTCACAGCAGAGGAACGTGTGCGTAATATGATCGAGTCACGTAGAAATCTTGCCTCTAAAGCAAGGTAGTGTGCTATACTAGCCTCATTAACCACATTAGAGTTGCGGACAATTCTAATGGAATATAAAAAAAATAACAGCTACAAGATATACACCGAACTAGACGAAATAAAGTCCAGCTACGAGGGCATGAGCCTAGAGAAGATTTCAGGACTCAAGCGATCACAGTACCAGGTCATCAAGATGTGCGAGTATTACTCCGACTCACGCTATTTGGATAAGAAAGGAAACAAGAGAACTATTGGCGACGGAGAGATTGATGTACCATTTTATAATATAGTTAACTACCGTGTAGCCCTAGCTAAGACAGCTACCGACCTCGACATAAAGGACATTCAGATTGTGTCCGATAACCCAGCACATCAGGTTGCTTCCATGCTTCTTAACCGTGAAGCCTATGAGTGGATGAAGAAAGAAGAGTTTTCAAAGACATTGAACCAGATGGGTATGACACGCCCTAAGTACGGTGGCTATCTCCTCAAGAAGACAGAGACTAAGGGTAAGCTCCATGTAGATGTAGTGAAGTGGACAAATGTAATGACTGACCAGAATGATATTCTTGGCGGCCCTATTGCAGAGACACATCACATGTCACCTGTTCAGCTAAAGGACAAGGATGGTATTTGGAATAATGTCCGTGATGTCCTTAAAGCATTCAAGTCCATGAAGGCTAAGGAGCGTCCTACTTGTATTGATGTTGTAGAAGTTACTGGTGAGTTTCCTGTTGCTGTGTACAAGAATGCACAGAATGAAGAGTGCACCGAGGAAGACCAGTATGTGTACTCTCTCCAGCACTACTTCTGCACAAAGGTAAATGGTAAA